CGCATTGCTATCTGGTCGAATTTCTACAACGCTGCTCTTGAGGCTCTCAATGTTTCTGACGAGTCTTCTGAGTATTCTGGTGTTCCCCTTCAAATGTCTGTTACATCGAGGTAATCATGGCTGAATTCACACAATATCTTGAGAACAAATTGCTTGACCATGTTCTCAACAACACTTCCTTTACGAGCCCAACGACTGTTTATGTGGGCCTCTTTACGGCGGCTCCTACCGACACCACGAGCGGAACCGAAGTTACGGGTGGCTCTTATGCCCGTCAGGTTTTGAGCGTTTCTACTGCCTCTGAGGGTGTGGTGACTTCTGATGCAGACATCAACTTCCCCCAGGCTACTGCCAACTGGGGAACGGTGGTCGCTCTGGGCATCCATGACGCAGACACTTCTGGAAACCTCCTGATGTATACAGACCTCACGACCTCTAAGACGATTGAGGCCGGAGACATTCTTAAAGTGTCCTCTGGTAGCCTGACCGTTACCCTCGACTAATGCCAGCCGATGTCTGTGGGCCATTTACCCTAGAGCAGTTAGACCTCTTTGGGAACATAGACACAATTCCGTTTTCGCTTGATAGCGAGATATGGACAAGCCCCGATACTTGTGTTCTCTACGGGGAAGGACAAGTACAAGCAGACGGTGATGTAGATGTAGATTACATCCGTATACGACCAGGTGCAGGCGACATCTCCGCAGAGGGTGATGTTGACGCTAGTGTTATCCGCAACAGGTTTGTGGCTGGAGACATAGCGGGGCAGGGTAATGTAGACGCTTCTGTTGTAAGGATTCAGTTCGCAGGCGGCCAGATAGACGCTACCGCCGAGATGGTTGCAGAGGTCATCAGGATTCTGGTGGCTTCTGGTGCTATCTCTGCCGAAGGTAATGTAAACGCATTACCTACTGTGACCAGAACGGTTGCAGGGGCGATTACAGCCGATGGCGAGGTATCTGCCCTCATTGCTAGGGTTAGACCCGTTGAGGGCGCTATAGACGCTTCTGGCGACTTTACTGCCGAGGCTATCCGTAGTCGGACTGTTTCTGGCTCTATCCTGGCGACAGGTGAGGTTTCTGCCCTTGCGGGGGTGGAGTTTACCGCTACTGCTGAGATCACAGCGCAGGGCGAGCTACAAGTTACCGTCACGCCGACATTTAATGTTGTTGGCCAGGTGGCCGCAGTTGGTACTGTGGCTGCGAATCTGTACATCTACGGCGAAGAGTGGTCGGATGTCGCAGACGAAGCGAATACTTGGACGGATTCAGTCATCGAGGCAGGCTCATGGGTTGAGTCTGCTACTGGGCCTAATACATGGACAGAAACCGCAGTTGCAAGCGGTACTTGGACAACAATTTCTAGTGGGACAAATCAATGGCGTCAAGTCGGGTAAATTTCGGTGAGTGGCTTCCTGACCAGCCTGGGCTTGTAGGGGCGCTGACGGTCGCCAAGAATGTCTACCCCAAAGCGGTGGGTTATGGCCCGTTTATGGAAGAGGTGGACTACTCCGGCGAAGCATCTGAGGTACTGAGTGCTGTTGTTGGCGCAGTAGACACAAGCAATGTCGCTCGTGTTATTGCTGGTGGCCCTACGAAACTCTTTCTGTTTGACTCTGATGACCTGTCTTTAGATGACATTTCCGCAACGACCTACCAGACGGTTACTGAGCGTTGGAGGTTCACGCAGTTCGGTAATAACCTGATTGCTGCTGGTTATCCCAACACGCTTCAATACTACGACCTCACAACATCTGGCAACTTCCAACTGATTACTGGGGCTCCAAGGGCTCGCCATGTCACGGTTGTTAGAGACTTTGTTGTTACGGGTAACACCGAAGATAACGCCGCACGGGTGCAGTGGTCAGGTATTAACGATCCTACAACCTGGTCGAGTTCTGCGGTTACGCAGGCAGACTTCCAAGACATTCCTGACGGTGGCGATGTCAGGGGTGTGACGGGTGGCGAGTTTGGTCTAATTCTGTGCGCCAGATCAATTCATCGGATGTCTTATGTCGGGACTCCGTTGGTGTTCCAGTTCGACAACATCGCTAGGAACTTAGGGTGTTATGAGTCTAACTCGGTCATCCAGTGGCAGGGTATTACATACTTCCTTGCTGATGACGGGTTCTATGCCTGTAACGGACAACAGGTCGAGGCTATAGGCGCAGAGAAGGTCAATAGGTTCTTTTTTGACACGCTCATTGAGTCTAGGCTTGATGAGATGTCTGCTGCCGTAGAGCCGACCAAAAATCTTGTGATCTGGGGATACCCAACCCTCGACAATAAATATCGGCTCTTGGTGTATCACTTGGTGACTAAACGCTGGAGTTATGTAGACACGACGGTTAACAGGATTGCAGACTCCACAACCCCTGGAATCACGCTTGAGGCTCTGGATACCTTCTCATCGTCTATAGACGCTCTGGGGACTTCCTTGGACTCAAGACTTTGGTTGGGCGGGAAGATGTCCTTCTCTGGTGTGCGGGGCACAAAGATCATTACCTTTACGGGTGCTAACAAACAGGCATCTATAGAGACCGCAGACTTAAACGAGATTCCGAGTGCCGCTATGGTGACGCTTGCCAAACCCATCGTAGACAATGGTTCTGCGAGTGTGGCGATAGCCTCTAGGTTCTTGTTGAACGAGACACCGAACTTTAATACTGTCGTGGCCGCTGATGCTGAGAACCGAGTAGGTCTGAGGTCGGTGGGTAAATATCACAGGCTTAGGGTGAACCCGACAGGCGATAACTGGCAGACAGCCATTGGGGTAGAGATAGAGTCTCAGCCAGCGGGGTCTCGTTGATGTTTCGTGTACTGCCTCCGTTTGGTGGTGAGCCTCGTGCTGTTGCCGAAATCCTCAATGGAGTGATGAACGGCAAGACCAACAATACGGGCACGGTCACGCTCAATACGGGCAACTTGACAACAACAGAGCTGATTGACGAGCGTATTTCTGTAGATACAAAAATAGTCCTGATTCCGTTCTCGGATGTTGCCGAGGCTGACGCTTCTCCGTTTGGCGAGTTCTCTAACAATACAGACCAGACCGCTCCTTCTACTGGAACGAGTGCGGTAGTTGAGTGGGACTCCACAGAAGAATCGTCTGGGGTATATCTAAGTAATACCACTCGGGTAAATGTTAGAAACGCAGGTACTTATTCTGTCCAGTACTCGCTTCAACTTGCAAACCTTAGTAACGCTGGCGAGTACGCAGACATCTGGCTTAGGAAGACTGGGACAGATGTAGATAACACGGGTAAGAGATATTTCTTACCTCCGAGGAAATCTGCTACAGAACCTTCTCATGTGGTGGCGGCTTACGAGACGCTGATTACTTGTGTGGCCGGAGACTATTTAGAGGTCGCTGGTTCCGTGAGTAGCGTAGATGTAACGCTAGAGCATTTTGCGGCTGATGTCGGTGTTCCAAGACCTGCTATTTCGGCTGCTTCAATAGTAGTAAAACTAATCTCTCCGCTTGCGTACTCAAACATATATGTGAGTTCTCAAACGACGGGAAGTGCAGTTATATCCCACTATGCCAACGACACGGCAGATAAAACTTACGCTTACATTTTGATAGGATAAGCAAATGTCAAAAATGATCCCCCGTGCAATAGCCTCAATTGGATCGTCAATTTCCAATGCTGTGAATCCAATTCCTGTTGGCTCTGGTGGCACTTTTACTCCGCAACCAACATCTACTGTTCCTGCTCCTAGCAGCAACATTGTTGCTGGCCTTCCTGTTCTGCGTACAGGTGGTGGTGCCGAGGGATCAAACATTGACCCAACTCTACGCCCTTATCTTGGCATGGGCCTCCAGAGGGCAGAGCAACTGTTCTTTGGTCAGCAACCACAACTCTTTCCTGGGCAGATGTATGTCTCGCCCAGCCAACAGACGCTAGACGCCCTCCAAGCTCAAGAACAACTCGCCCGTGCTGGTTCGCCTCAGTTAGCGGCTGCTCAAGAGGCTTTTGGCCGTGCGCTGGGACAGACAGGATTTACCGCAGGCGGTGGATTTCTGGGTGCTAATCCTTTCCTCCAGGGTGCTATTGCATCGGCTACCCGTCCCGTGATGCAACAGTTCCAAGAGCAGACGCTCCCTGGAATCCAGTCGGCTTTTTCTGCGGCTGGACGGTACGGATCAGGGGCCCAGACTCGTGCAATTGGACAGGCTCAAGAAGCCGCATCCCGTGCCATTGGAGACATCTCCGCTTCCATGACCGCTCAAGACTACGCTCGTGAAAGAGCATTGATGCAACAGTCAATTGGTCAGCAGGCGGTGCTTGGGCAGATGGCCCCGAGCTTCTTTGCTCAACAGTTCTTGCCTTCCGAGCAGTTGGCCCAGATTGGCGCATCGAGGGAGGCCATTGCCGCCAAACCTCTACAAGAAGAAATCTCACGCTTCCAGTTTCAGCAACAACTGCCTTACTCGCAACTTCAGTCTTACTTGTCTGCGGTGTACGGAAACCCAATGGCCGCTTCTGCTGTGCCGCAACAAGCCCCCGCCCAATCTAACCGCTTGGGTACTGCTCTTGGTGGCGCTGCTCTGGGTGCTGGCATTGGCCAGATGGTTGGCGGGAACTACGGTGGCTTTTCCTCTCCCTTAATTGGTGCTGGCCTTGGTGGGCTGGCAGGGTTGCTATTCTGATGAACGAAGAACTCGAAATGTTTATGGCTGACCTCGTGCAGAGAGAAGCCCCCCAAGATGTTGCTGAGTTTGTTGCGGCAATACAACAAGACGGTGTAACGCCTGCCGAGGTAGATGAAGTAAGGCAAATAACCTTACAAACCTTATCGAATCCAGATAACTTTCCTAACTTTATTCAATATCTCTTGGCGGCTGGTCTGATGACTCCAGAAGACGCCCCCGCTGAGTTCGATGCGGGTTTTGTGTTGTCAATCCTTGGCCTAGTTGGTGTGGCGCAACAAATTGTTACGACAGGCTGAAGAAAAAGACATTCCTCAGATAGTAGAGTTGGCCGTTGAGTCGGTCAGCCAAGATGATTGGTCTGTAACGATATGCAGGCCAAGAATGAGAGTAGCCATACAAGAATCCATGAAGTCTGGATTTGTGTGGGTTTCAGATATAGACGGAGTGAAAGGCGCAGTCGTTGCGATAAAACATGAAGGGTTTTGGTTTGCAGAAAACCAAGTCTCAGTTCTCATGTTTTACTGTAAGACGGGCGAGGGCTACAAGTTGCTCCGAAAACTGTCCCAATGGATTAGATCAGATTCCTCTATAGCCATGGCCTCTGTGTTCTTAGAAAGGTTTATGGACGAGAGGTATGTTCGTATGTTTAAGCGGCTGGGCTTTACTAGACAAGCTCCGGCCCTTTCTTATGTGAGGTAACTATGAGCGGTGTAGTCAAGGCGGTAACAAAGCCAATTGAAAGCGCAGTTAAGACTGTAGGCAAGGCTGTAGGTAATGTGGCCTCCAGCGTTGTCAAGACCGTCAAGAAAGTTGCGCCTGTTGCCGCCCCTATTGCTATGGTTGCCTTTCCCGGTATTGGTACTGCTTTGGGCGGGATGCTGGGCGCTACGGGAACGACTGCCACCCTTTTAGGCGGTGGACTTATAGGTGCCGGTGGAGCCGCTTTAGGCGGTAAAAACCCGCTTACAGGCGCTCTTTTGGGTGCAGGTGGTGCTTACCTCGGGAATACTTTGGGTGGCGCTTCTGGGCTTCTGGGTGGCCCCTCAATGGGTGTTGCAGGTGCTACTGGTCTAACTCCTGGTGCGGCTGGTGCTAGTGGCCTTTACGGAATCATGCCAGCGACATCTGGATACGGACTTGCCGCTTCCTCTGCATTCCCTTATGCGGGTGCTGTGGGTGGTGCTTTAGGCTCTACGGGAATTTTCCCTACTGCCGCCATGAACCTATCGCCTGCCGCCGGACTACTGGGCGGGTCTAGCCTGTCTAATATGCTCAGACTTGGTGGCTCTCTTTTAGGTGGTGGTGGGCAAGAAATAACGCCTTCTGTTCAGTATCAGCCTCAACAGCCTCTTGCTGGACAGGCTAACTTTGAACCAACTATTTCCCTCCTGACTAATTACGGGGTCGTCTAATGGATGAGATTTTGATGGGGCTTTTAAGCCCTGAGCAACAAGCAGCCGCACAACAAAGAGCACAACAGGCTGGACTTCTGAACCTTGGATTTGGTCTTTTGCAAGCCTCTCAGGGTCAACCCGGACAAGGGCGGCCTCGACTGGGGCAGATCATCGGACAAGCAGGCCCAGGCGCACTACAGGCTTATCAGGGGTCTTTTGACGATACGCTTAAAAATTTGCTGGTTGCACAACAACTCAAGGACGCTCAGACAAAACGGGCCAGGGAAACTGCCATACAACAAGCCATGATGTTGCCAACAACTAGGGAACAGATTGATGCCCTGCGTAGCCTTGGCGCTTACTCAGACATTGCAGGGATTGCCGCAGCAGAAAAAGGTTTGCGTCAGTCAGGAATCTTGCGTCAGCCTGGGGAAGCGGCTGTAGAAAACCCCTTCTCGATCTACGCTCAGTCTGAGATTCCAGGGGTTGCAAAACTTGGCAAGCAGTACCAAAAGGCATATGAAAGTGGCTCTATTGACGATGAAAAAGCAACTGCTCGTTTAGGTGAGCTTGCGAGAATGGAAGAGTCTGCTTTTGCAAGGCGGGAAAGCGCAGAAGACCGCAGGCTTGCCCGTGATCTTGCACAAGGTGAGCGTGAGCAAAAACGAGTAGAGGGTACTGAGAGCCAAAAACTGGCTACGGGATTTGCACAACGAATGGTTTTTTCTAACGCCACAATTGAGGCTTTAGAGAAAACAGGAGAAGGTTTGCCTGGGCCTGGGCTTCCAACAGAAAAAACAAGTTTGGCTGGAGGGGTTCCGTTATTTGGTGGTTATTTACAACGCCAAGTAATGACGCCGGAGCAGCAAAGATACAAACAGGCCGCAGATAACTGGATTCGTGCAAACCTGCGTAAAGAGTCAGGTGCTGTTATTGGCGCAGACGAAATGAAAGCTGAATACGAAACTTATTTCCCCATGCCGGGAGATAGTCAAGACACAATTGATCTAAAGGCTCAGGCTCGTAAAGTTACAACTGACGCCATGATTAAAAATGCTGGCCCTGCTTTTACTATGCCTCAACTTCCATCAATGCCAAAACTTAAAGATGTGAAGGATAAATATAATTTGGAGCCTAAACGATGAGTGAGCGCATTGAGCGTGTTCTACGGAACATGGAGAAGTTGTCTGCTGGTGGTGCTACGCCAGAGGAAACGACAACTTATCTGCGTTCTGAGGGCTTTGACCCCAAGTCTTTTGCTAACTCTGTTGACAAATACAACAAAGCAAAAGGGCTGGTCTCTGAGTTTGGCCCAGTAAAGTCTGCGCTTCAAGGGTTGTCTTTTGGCTTCTCAGACGAGGCTGAAGCAGGCATCAAAGCATTGTTGGGCAAGGGCTCATACGAGCAAAACCTCGCCTCACTTCAGTTGGCAAAAGAACAGTTTGAGCAAGAGTCTCCTGGGGTCGCTATGGCATCCGAAATTGCAGGCGCTATACCTACCGCACTTATTGGTGGTGCTGGTGCTTACAGAGCCGCTCAAATGTTGAGTCAAAGGGCTCCAAGGGTTGCCCAGGCTATTTCTCCAAGGGTTACTGGTCTTGGAGGTGCTGCGGTAGGTGGCGGTGTAGCGAGTGGCGTTACAGGCGCTGGAACCGCTGAACCCGGACAACGGATGGCTGGTGCTGCTGCTGCCGCTCCAATAGGTGCCGCTCTTGGCCCTGCTGTACGAGTGGCCCCTCAAGCAGTTTCTGCTCTCCCAGGCGTCCGTCAGGGCTTAGATATTGGCCGTGAGGTTCTCAGCAAGATTCCTGGCGTAGACATTCGCACAGACTTTGCTCGCAGGGCAGACATTAAACTTCTGCAAGCCCTCCAGCAAGACGGGTTCTCACCAGATCAAATTGCCGCAAGGATTCGGGCTGTTAAAGAGTCTGGGTACAAGCCTGAGACAATTATTGAAGTCGGCGGTGAAAGTACCCGTAGGCTTGCAGATGTAGTTGCTCAATATCCTGGCGCATCACAAGCGGCTCGTGCCCTTGCAGAAGAGCGTGGTGGTGGTCAAATGCAACGAGTCCTTACAGACTTCCGTGAAGCCTTCCGTGTCAATACGGACGCTATGGACTTGGCTGAAGACATCATTAGGCAGCGTGACCGCATTTCCAAGCCTCTGTACCAACAAGCCTATCAAGAGGGCGGCGTTATCTCTGATGACCGTTTTATGGGGTTTATGAAGATTCCCCAGTTCAAAGATGCTTATGCCCGTGCAAGACGCATTGCTGCGCTTGACGGGATTGAATTACCAGAGAAAGCAACAGACATCGAGAAGGTCGGTGGGTTTGACCTGATGACGCTTGACTACATTAAGCGTGGTCTTGACGATGTTCTGTTTACTGGGAAGCAGCCTGGAAGCGGTATCGGTAAGACGGAACTCGGCAAGCTCAAAGAGCGCAGAAACGAGTTTGTTGCTCTTATTGATGAGGCTGGCCCTGCTTCTTACAAGCAAGCTCGTCAGGCTTTTGCTGGCCCGACAGAGGTGCTTGAGGCTATTGAGAACGGGAAGAAGTTTGCCAATGTAGACGCAAGACAACTACAGCGTCAGTTTGCAAGTCTTACTCCGGCAGAGCAAGAAGGGTTTAAGGTTGGCGTGTTTGACGCTATCCGAACCAATATCAACAAGGGCGCTGACGGGCGGGATGTTCTGTCTAGGGTTTGGAGTTCCCCTGAGAAACGGGATCAAATCCGTGTGTTCTTGGGTGATGACACCTATAACCAACTTACCACTCAACTTGGTCGTGAGAAACTGATCCGTGAGACAGATGTTAAGTTAACTGGTGGCTCTCCTACACAGCCTCGTCAACTTGCCCAGCGTGAGTTTGAGGCAGAAGAAGGAATCGTCCCGCAGATGGCAGAGCGTGGAATTGTTCGTGGCGGGTTAGATTACCTGTTGCGCTCCGCTACTGGCCCAGGACAACCAACAGCACAGGCATTGGCTCCGACCATATTCTCTACGGATGTTGCAAGACAATTGGAAACCATGAACCGTTTGCGTGGGCTAGACGAACTACTGCGGCAAGAAGCGGCTCGGGCGGCTGGCACAGTCGGAACAGGCGCTGGAATTAGTGCAGGACTTTTAGGAGATTAAACCGTGACAAGAGCAAAGATTTCAGAATACTCAGCAACCGCTGGTGACAACACAGATGTCAATGGAGTAGACATAGCGGAGGGGTGTCCTCCTTCTTCTATGAATAACATGGGCCGTGAAATCATGGCGGCTCTAAAACGCTTCCAGGTCGGTTCTGACGGTGACGGTGTGACCGTAGGTGGTTCTTTGGTTGTGAGCGGTTCTACGACTGCTAACACCTTCTCTGCTACGAATGTCACGGCATCCGGCAACCTCACCTTCACAGGTACTGGTAATCGTATTACTGGTGACTTTAGTAATGCGACTATTGCTAATAGGGTGGCGTTTCAAAATAGTGTTACAAATGCGGCAAGTCTTGTTAGCGTGCTGCCAAACGGAACAGGCAACACCTCGTATTATGTAACTTTTGGAAACTCTGACCCAACAAATGCTGCTTTTGGTCAGTTTGGTACAAGTGGAGTTTCTACTTCTGTCCGCTCTGAAATCACAGGCACAGGCACATACCTCCCCATGACCCTCCACACAGGCGGCAGTGAGAGGATGAGGATAGACACCTCTGGAAAGGTGGGGATTGGTCGAACGCCAACTTACAAATTAGATGTTGGTGAAGACACAAATGGAAGTGCTGTCGCTCGGATAGTAAATGTCAACACAGGCGCTTCCACGCAGGCAATCGTGCAAATAGGTACAGGAGCCGCTGGTGCAAGATACACAAACTTAAATGTCAATTACACGGGGCAGTATTTTCAAAACTCTGGTGTAAGCATCACCACTTCCTACCAAGACTACGACACACAAATCTTCCGCAACAACGCTGGCACCGAGCGTATGCGTATCGACTCCAGCGGTAACTTGCTGGTGGGGACTACTGCACAAGCAGGAAAATTTACTGTTGAACAAACTACAGCGGGTTCGTGGACGGCAACGGCAACACACGCCAGCGCATCAGGTCAAGCCCTTGGTTATCTTGCTCAAATTACAACAAGAGCGCCAAACGACACAACATCAATTTTTTATTACGCCACTGATACTTCTGTGGCTCGATTTCTTGTTTATTCAAATGGTGGCATTGCAAACTACCAAGCCAACAATGTCAACTTGTCTGACCGCAGAGAAAAAACAAACTTTGCGCCTGCAAAAAACTACCTTGAAACAATCTGCTCCATCCCTGTTCAGACATTCAATTACATAGATCAGTCAGAAGATGATCCAGGGTTGACGCTAGGTGTCGTAGCCCAAGATGTGCAAGAGGTTGCGCCTGAATTGGTAAAGGAATCAGATTGGTCG